ACAAAATCAAAGCTTCGCGGGCAAGATACAACAGAGCTTCAAGAACAGCTCACAGAGCTTAACAAAGATGCTTTCGAGAATGCGCCATCGCTTGATGTACAGATTGACGATGTACAACTTGACAAAAGATCCAAGAAAATTGCTGAAGATTATACCTACAACATGAAGTATTGGGTTAAAAAATGGGAAGTCAAGAACATAGTTAAGATGCGTGAAGAAGTTTTAAATATGGTTCAGGAAGGGGCAAGAGTTCCAACTTTAGAAGCTTATTTTCAAAAACGTTGGAAAGTGGCAAGAGATAAGGCGCATTTTTTGGCTGTAAATGAAAGCCATTTGGCTGCTTCAGTAATAAAAGCAACTCAATATAAAATGGCGGGTTGTTCTCAGTTTAAATGGGGAAGATCAAGCTCAAAAGAAAAACGACTACTTCACGAAGAGTATTACGACAAAGTTTTTAACTTTGATGATCCTCCGATAATTGATGAAAAGTTAGGTATAAAAGGGCTTCCAAGACAAATATGGAACTGTAAATGTCATATGTTGCCTGTTGTACCTGATATACAAACGATAAAGAAAGTAAGAAATGCTAAAAGAAATATTTTTGAAAAAATCTTTAACAGTAAACAATGCGATAATTACCCTTGGAGATACAGACGATTCGGGGAAGGGCAGACACTTTAAGTCTCGCTTTATTCAACCAGGTGTTGCAGGTTATCCGGGGCAATTCGGTAACGTATTAATCACAAAAGAAACGCTTGATAAATTCATTGATACTATGGTGGGCGTTCCGGTAATCATTAACCACAAAGATATTAACAAAGATAATGCAGATGATGAACGTGTAGGCGTTGTTAATTCTGTTTGGTTCGATGAAAAAGACGGTTGGTATTGGTGTGATGGCATTATATGGAATGAAACCGCACAAAACCTTATAACAGATAAAAACTGGTCTGTATCTTGTTCTTATGATGTTAAAACGGCAGATAACAAGGGCGGAAGTGAAAACAATATCAAGTATGATATGGAGTTTTTAGACGGTGTATTCACACACCTTGCATTAGTAAGTAATCCAAGATATGAAAGAGCAAACATAGTGTTTAACTCTAAAACAGAAGTCTTAAACGATAGATGGGTAACACTTCATCCAAACGGAGAAGACAAAAAAGGCCGTCACTTGCTTATTAAAGACGGTGAGAATGTTTATGATGCTATGCGGCGTCAATGGGGTGTGGATGTCCCCGGTCAACAACATCTTTTTGACAGAAAAAAATATAAAACAGATACAAATTATAAAGATGAATTACGCGGAAAACTTGCAGAACATTTAAAACAAGTTCAAAAGCGTTATGACAATCTTGAATACTTAGGGGTTGCAAATCCTGACGAATTAGAAGATGGCGATTACGAAGATATATCTTTTGAGGAGTGGGAAGAACGGAAACAGCAACCAAAAGAATCTTATTATGAAGAGGATATGGAAGAGCATTACACGGATGCTTATGCTGATTCCATTCAAAAAGACTTTGAAGAGTTCATGAAGTCTAAAAAAGAGCCGGAAAAATCTGACTTAGACATAAAGCGCGAAGCATACGAAGCGACTATTAAAAAAATAAATGAAGCAGGTAAGCGCAAATGGAATCCTAAAGATAACCATGATTGGTATGAAGCCGTAAAGGAAGAAACAGAAGCTAAAAAAGCGTTAACCGACATAAGACGCGATTATGCTGAAAGTATCATGGCAAATTTTGAAGAGTCTGATGATACTTCATATGAAGATAAGTTAGAATCAAGGCGTGAACGTTATCAAGAGTTAGCGGATAAAGCGCAAAAAGAGTCTAACAGATATGCTCAAACTTCACATGATATGATTTCGGCAATTCCGATGGGACAGCCAATCCACGGCCAACGAGATGCTAATTACAGACAAAAAGCTTGGGATAAGATGGGCAAGGCTTACGAGTTAAGCAAAAAGTCTGATTATTACGAAGACAAAGTCAAGAGCGTTGGTAAAGCCGGAATAAGCTCTGATGATAAAAACGCTATCAAAAAGCTATCTGACAAATATAACAATATTAAAAAGCTTCATGACAGGATGAAAGAAGCTAATAAGATTATTAAATCAAAAGGAACGGACGAAGAAAAAAACAAAAAGCTTCTTGAAGCCGGTTGGACAGAGCAGCAAGCATATAAAATTATGCAACCGGATTATGGTGGTCGTGTTGGATTTCCTGATTATCAATTAACCGGAAATACAGCAGAAATGCGGCGTATTATTGATAGAGTTATTGATATTCATACTCGTTCAAGAAAGGCGGCAGAAGCACCAAAAAGCGATGATTTTTCGGACTTAGGTTTTGAAGTTGAACGAAATACAGACATAAATCGTTTACAGTTAAAATTCCCCGGCAAACCTGATGCAAGCGTAAGGGACGTTTTAAAGTCAAACGGATTTAGATGGAGTCCACGAGAAGGCGCTTGGCAAAGACAATTAACGGGCAATGCTGAATACAGTTTAAAACAAGTAGTAGAAAAATTAAAAGTTAAAAATGCAATAAAGGAGACTGATATGGCATTAATAGAAGAATTAAAAAAATTAATTACAAAAGTCGAAAATGATAAAGGAGACGATATGGACGACAAAGAAAAAATTGAAAATGAAAAGGTTGATAAGCGTGAACTTATCGACAAAGTTGCAGGAATGATGAAATCTGCAGGCTGTAGCGATGAAATCATAAGAACTGCAATCAAAGACATGGAAAAAGAGTCTTATGACGAATCTGAAGCAGGTTCAGCAGACAATAAAAAAGCTAAAAACGAAAAAGATGAAGATGCTGAAAACTGCAAAGTTAAAAACGAAGATGCAGAAGACAAAGACAAAGTAGCAGATCTTAAAGAAGACGAAAAAGAAGATGCTGAAAACTGCAAAGTTAAAAATGACAAAGGCGGATTCATGGAAAAAATGAACGAAATTTATAACGCTTCTAAAGATTCTGAACAACCTCAAGACTATGTTTCAAGAGAGTCTAAAATTCAAGCAGCAAATGACTATTTTGCTAAATAGGTAACTTACGACATATCACTATATTTAAGCGGGTAATAGCCCGCTTTTTTTATGAAAAAAAAGGAGACATAAATATGACAATTTCACTCAACCAGTTTGCTCCTAACGTACCTGTTGCAGGTCTTTATGTTTACATAGCAAACTTACCGCAATTACACAACGTAATTGTATCAGCAAGTCAAGGAACAGCTTTAAAAGCCGGTGCAATCGTTAAATTAGACAGCTCTGCTACTAATTTAGATGCTCCTGTAGCGTTACAAGCTTCTAAGACAGACGCAGTTTTTGGCGTTGTAACATACAACCCAATTAAAAACTCTTTTGCAGCAGGCGAAAGAATCGCTGTTGCAAGACCTAATGACATTGTATGGCTACCTGCTGCAGGTGCTATCTCTGCCGGCGCTGCTCTTGGTTTCAACTCTTCTAACCAAGTAACAGCTTCACCATCTTCAGGAGATACCATCATCGGTAAAGCTCTTACTCCTGCAAGTGCAGCAAATGATTTAGTACAAGTAGAACTCGGCTTCTCACTAGCTGAGTCAGCTTCTTAGGAGGATTAGAAATGACAAATATTGGTATTTTTACAGAAGATGAATACAAAAACAGATTTCGTGTAAACAATGCTGTTGCTTTTGCTACTCCTGCAAATGCCGGTTTAGAAAAAACAATAACAACTCTTACACAAATCGTAGCAGGTGTTCAAAGACAAAAATTCTACACAGTGGCAGAACCATTGCCGACTTACGTTCCGATTGAAATGGGAACAGGTGCTTATTCAAAACAATTATTCCAATATGCAGTAGCTCAAGTTGGTGATTCTTTTGAATCAGGTATCGTTCAACCGGGCAACGGCATCAATAAAGATGCAAATGTAGACATCATGGTAGATGGTGTTTCAATTAAAAATAATTTCTGGAGAATGAAATACGAAGCTTCTAAAGAAATTGTTGAAATGGGCAGAATAAACGCTGAAACGTTCTCATACATTGAAGAACAAGAAAGAGCAAGACTTAAAACTTACCAATTAGGTATCCAAAAAATCTTGTTCCAAGGTACAAATGACGGATTGAATGTTGGTTTATTAAACAACTCTGATGTTACAATCAATACTTCATTGTTACCTGCTAACATTGCTTCAATGTCAATTGAACAATTAACAAACTTTGCTAAGACTGCAATTTATACATTCTTTGCAAATTCTAACAGTACAACATTCCCTAACACTTGGTTAATGCCAACATCAGACTATATGTCTTTAGGTGTACCTATTAATCCGTCCTATCCGATTGGAACTATCAGAGAGTTCTTAGAAAATGCATTTAAAGCAGCAGGTGCGCCGGCTGATTTCCGCATTTTACACTCTGTATACGGTAACCAAGCAGGAACAGGCAATACAGCAAGACACGTATTGTACAACAGAGATGCTGATGTATTGACTATGTACTTGCCAAAACCATACACACCATATCCGCTTTATCCTGCAGGATCATTAGACATGATTTCTGATGCTGAAGCACAATTTACCGGTGTATGGATTAAACGTCCTAAAGAAGTTCTTTATATGGATGTTACAGCTGCTACAACATAGTAGAAAATATTTAAGGTGGGGGGCTTTACCCCCTACCTTTTTGAAAAGAAAGAGAGGATAAAATGAAAGTACATAATAAATCAAGAAGAACTTATCAACATTCTGAATTGGATGCTCAAGGACAAATCAGAATTATCGAGATCAGGCCTGATGAAATAAAAGAAATAAGTGATAAAATTGCTCAAGTTTGGCTTAATACCGGAGATGTAGTTGAATACGCTGATCCAAAAGAACAAGCAGAATTGCAAGAAGAAAACGCTAAACTTAAAGCTCAATTAGAAGCTTTAAAAGGCAATAAAATAGATGAACTCAAAAAAGAAGCTGATAAATTAGGCATTAAATATCAAAAAAATATAGGTGCTGAAAAATTAGCGGAAAAAATAAAAGCTTTTAAGGAGCAATAATGTCCTGTATTTGCAATGTAACGGTTGATGATTTTAAAACCTTATTCTCAAGGGATTTCCCTTATTTGCCTGAATATAATGAGTTAAAGGCATATTTTAAAGGCGATGTAGTCTATTATGATAACAATTTTTATAAATCATTGATAGATGCTAATTTAACACCGCCTTCAAACACAACAAATTGGGCTTTAACAAACGAAACAACCGATAATTATATACAAGATTCCGATATAGAGCGAGCTTTTCAAGAAGCATTAGTTAATTTTAACCCAAATTTATTTGCAAATTGCAATACTGCAGAAATGGTTTATTGCTATTTAGCAGCGCATTATTTGGTAATAGATTTAAACAATGCTTCAAATCCGCTCGCATTAGGTACAATGGGCATTACGCAATCAAAAAGCGTTGGTTCTGTATCTGAAAGCTACGGAATACCTCAATGGATATTAAACAGTCGTACTCTTGGATTGTATGCACAAACCGGATACGGCAGAAAATATTTAAGTCTTATCCTGCCTTATTTAACAGGCAATATTATATTTACACCGGGTAAAACTACTTATGGCTAAGAAACGACCAAAAGGACAGCTAAATGATAAAGTTGTTTTTAAGCGCCTTAATAACCTCATGAAAGACTTAGGGCGCAATGTTTCAATCAGAGTTGGTATAATTGGAAGCAACGCACAAAAAAATCACCCTGACACCGATTTAACAATGGCTGAGTTGGGTGCAATTCATGAGTTTGGTGCAACTATTAATCCTACTGATAATTTAAAAGGATATTTTTGGCATCGTTGGGGAATACATAAGAGCAATAAAGCCATAAATATTCCGGCGCGTTCTTTTCTCAGAATGCCTTTGTTAAGTAAAGAAGGCAAAAAAGAATTGAAAAAGGCTGTCAACGACCAATTATCTACCGATAGAGAGTTCAACAAGGCTGTTGGTGAAGCCGATGTAACGTTATTAACGGATGTTGCTAATATATTAGGCCTAACAGCATTAAAACGCGTTCAGGAAGCTTTTGAGACAAGTGGGTTCGGTAGTTGGCCGCAAATAAGCCAATTTACAATGCAAAATAGAAAAGGTGACGCGGGTAATCCTCCGTTAAATGATACCGGTGATTTAAGAGAGTCAATAACTTTTGAAGTTAAGGAACATAAATAATGCTTAATTTTTCAAGGAATCGTAGTATATCGGGGTTAATTAAAAGCGGAATGCCCCAAATGAATATTACATTATTTGGGTGGGAAGTTCCTTTAACTCTTGTAAAAGTTACTCAAAATGTTGTTGATGGTGATTCAGTCACAACAGAAACACAGATAAATTTTAAAGGTGTATGGCAGCCGTTAAGAGATGAAGCCTTAGAACTTAAACCCGAAGGCCAAAGATCATGGGAATGGATTTGGATACACGCACAATCAAGTGAATTAAATCTTGAAA